CAGCGCCGAGCAAGGTCCTGCCCTTGTTCACGGTGCCGCGCCCTTCACTCCGCTGGAGTGGCGCGAGACGGTCAGGATGGTATGCCGCGATGGCCGCGCGCTGCCCGCTCTGGCCCATCGCTACCACGCATGGCGCGAGGCATCGGCCTGCGGCTGCACTAGCCGGTACTGCACACTGCATCGGAAAGCCGCGTAATGCGGCGCTTCACTAAACCGATGCGGGGCTGCCGGATCTTCTCCAGCGACAAGCACATGACCCTGCCAGCCGGAGAGCTGGTTGGGTGGTGCGAGAAGGTCGACGGGAACGTCTGCATATTCAAGCCGCCGTGCTCGCGTGAGCTGGACAGGTTCATCTGGCTGCACAAGGACGGGCCGAATCCTTGGTTCGAGTATGCCGCCTAACCCCACCCCCGCAGCTTGGCGACAGGCTGCAGCGGGCACCCATCAGCACATAGGAGGACAGGCCATGCTAACCGGCCCCGAAGTCCTGATCCTCTGCGCCATCCTCGCAGCGCTGTACATGTGGGATTGGTGGAGAAGGAATTGGAAAGGAGAGAAGTGATGGATCAGCAAGCTAAGGACATTCCAGCTTTCCCGGTAACGCTGCTGAGTGGCGAGCGTTACGGCAAGCACAACGAGCACGACGGCATGACACTTCGCGACTACTTCGCCGCTAAGGCCATGCAGACGCTTCTGAGCCGCGACCACATAGAGTACGCATCAAGAAATATGGGGTCCGAACCAATGAAAGACCTCCCGAGAGCAGCTTGGGCATGGGCCGACGCCATGCTCGCAGCCCGCACGAAATAAACCGCCGAGCGCAGCGGCCCTTCGGGATACCTGCGACGAGGATCAGCCGGCCAGTGCCTCGATTGCTGAAAAACCCCGGCAGCCGTTGGCGGGTTCCACATCTGCCCGTCGAGATGGCCGAATGGCTCACGTAACGAGCCTGCATCGGAGAGCCAGCTGGGCAGCCCACGCCTTCTACGGCAGCCAGTGAAGCGCAAGCGGAACAAGGTGCGGCAACACCCCGCGCTCAGTAGCACAGCTGGCTCCCCGATGCAGTGAATGCGCAGGCTGATGCGCTATACGGTCGCGAGAAGAAAAGGTATTGGCGGATAGACGTGCTAGGCCGTGATTCGGTTCGTGGCTGCTATGAAAAAACACCGGATCGCCATCCATGCCGGAGATCAGCACCGGCCACTGCATCACCCCCCCTACCCCCAAGCCCGCATCGGGACGCCATTCATCTCTCACTAACCGTTTGGTCGCGGTTCGCGGATGGCGTCACCAATGCGGGTTCTTCTGAGGTAACAGCCATGAAGCACTACGGACCCATAGGGCGCCGCGAACCGCCGTGCCCGGATGACAGCGTTTCCGAGGCAGAGCAGGTGCTGGCCGCGCTCGACAGCCTCCACGAACCCACCATGCAGGCGTACGCCGAGTTCTGCGAGGACAAGATCGAAGTGCCTGCCGCGCTGGCCAAGGCGCTGATCCTGTCCATCTGCTCGCATGGCTGGGAATCGCTACGCAGCCGCATCGGCTACTCGAACGAATGGCTAGACGAAGCCCTGAACGAGATCGTCTGGAGCATCGACAAGCAGCAAGCGGCATTCATCGAACACCACGCGGCGCAGTTGCGCAGCAAGGCAGAGCAGATCAAGCAGGAGGCGGCATGAGCACGAATCGCTACATCGACAAGCTCAAGGCGCGGCTGGCAAAGGAGGCCGACCAGCGGATGCAACTGCAGGCCCTTCTGGACGATCAGGTCGCGCGGAATCGCGCCCTTCTCGCTGAGCGGGATGCGCTAGCGAAGGCGCTGGATCGTCAGGTTCCGCTGCATGACGCGATCCAGCGCGCAGCAGGTGAGCTTCCGAACGGCTGGGAAATTCGACTTTGCGTTGAGCGAGACGCCGGGTGGGTTGAGCTGTACGACCCGGACGGAAACGAAATTGAGGACTTTGCGACAGACGCGGAGCGCCTTGATTACACCGTGAACGACGCACTTGAGCACGCCCTGCAAGGAGCCCAGCCATGACCTGGTATGCGACTGCGTGGGGGCACATGGAAACGATTCGAACGCGCCGCGCCGATGCAGAGCCGGCCGCAATAGCAAAGGCCATCGACGACAGCTATCCGTACTCGCAGCGTTCGGGCTGGGCCTACAAGGCGTGGCTGGACGCCAGACGCGACTTCTTCCGCAAATACAACTTGCCGCTACGCAGAGCGCGAAAGCCTGCGCCAGACCTTTTGCAAGGAGCCCAGCCATGAACATTCACAGCCTGAAGCATGACGCCCACGTGAGTCACCCGGGCCTACCTAAAGCCAACTGGATCAGCATCGACTTTCGCGGCTTCTCGCTGCGCCGTCCTCGGTTCATGCGAATGCGGCTGGCAAATGCGGCGAGCTTCTGGGTTCTCGGGATCAATGTCGTGATCCGGCGCCCGTGGCTTGCAGGGCCAGCCCGCCAGCTGCACCCCGAATTGTTTAAGGGAGCCCAGCCATGACCATCCAACTCAAGGATCTGGCCGGCGCCTTCCTGCTGTATTGCGGAGTGGCGCCGTTCTGCGGATGGCTTGGGTACGTTGCGCTGATAGGGGGTGCGTGATGGCGTCGAGTTATCAAAAAGCCAAGCGCATCTGGTTCTGGAAATTCTACGGCTACGGCCTGGCAGTGTTCTCGCTGCTGGCTGTGATTAGCGGACTGGCAGGGAAGGTGACGGGATGACAAAGCACACACCGGGACCATGGAAACTCGAACTCGGGCGCGATGGCGCGCCGCGCGGCCTTAGAGGCCCTGCCGAAGTCGAGCACCGCAACATCGTGAACTGGAATGGGTTCTCAAGTCCGACCAAGCCGGCATCCATGGCCAACGCCCGCCTGATTGCTGCGGCGCCTGAGCTGCTAGCAGAGCTTGAAGAAACGCACGCTGCGCTCTGTTTTACGCATAACTACATTGGCACAGAGCGGTACAAGCGCAACAGAGCCGCCATAGCCAAAGCGCGAGGTGAAGCATGAACCGCACCCTCCCCCTCCCCTACGACACCGGCCCGCACGACGACACCCCATCAGGCCACAGCTTCGCATCTGCTTGGTGGACCCTTTCAGGCTTCGGCGTTCTTTCCGCAACTCTCACTTTCGGCCTCATTGGTGAGGCGGCGATCTTTCACTTCTTCGGGTAACACCAACTACTGATCAGGCTGCGCGAGACGCGGCCAAGGAGAACTCATGTCTACGGAATTGGCCCTTGTGCCGCCAAAGGAAACCGCACTGCAAGTCTTCCAGGCTGCGAACGGGCTTGACCCGTACCTGCAGCAGATCCGCGCCGAGATCGACGCCTTCGTGCCGGACGTGACCACGAAGAAAGGCCGCGACGCCATCGCATCGATTGCCCACAAGGTCGCCCGCTCCAAGACGGCTCTCGACAACGTAGGCAAGGAGCTGGTTGCCGAGCTGAAGGAAATTCCGAAGAAGATCGACGCCGAGCGCAAGCGGATGCGCGACACGCTGGACGCCTGGAAGGATGAGGTACGGGCGCCGCTGAATGAGTGGGAGCAGGCCGAGGCAGATCGGGTAGCTCGGCACACCGACCGGATCGACTGGCTGCGCAACCGTGATGACCAGGTGGCCGAGCTTTCGGCAGTTGAGATTCAGGCTCGCATTGCTGAGGCCGAGGCCGTAGAGGTCGGGCCAGAGTGGGAAGAGTTCGAAGCTGAAGCGCACCGCGTCAAGGCTGCCACCCTCAACACCCTGCAGCTGGCACTGACCAAGCGCCAAGCATACGAAGCCGAGCAAGCCGAACTCGAACGCCTCCGCGCCGAAGCCGCCCATCGCGAGCAGAAGGAGCGCGAGGAGCGCATCGCCCGCGAAGCCGCCGAGCAAGCCCAGCGCGAAGCAGAGCAGCGCGCACAGGCCGAACGCGAAGCGGCCGTACGGCGCGAAGCCGACGCCAAGGCAGCCGCCGAACGCCGCGAACTGGAACTGAAGCTGGCCGCCGAGCGCGCCGAGCGTGAACGAGTCGAGGCACAGCAGCGCGCCGAGCAGGCCGAGCGTGACGCCGAAGCCCGCGCCGAGCGCGCAGCAGCAGCGGAACGTCAGCGCCAAGCCGACGAGCAGGCCCGCATTGAGGCCGAAGCCAAGGCACGCGAGGCGGACAAAGCACACAAGGCCGCGATCAACCGGGCCGCCATGGAAGCTTTCGTTGCTGGCGGAATGACCGAAGAGTGCGCCAAGCAAGCCGTGACGCTGATCGCCAAGCGCCAGATTCCGAACATCCAGATCACTTACTGAGGTAGATCCGATGAGCAACGTCGCAACAATCAAGCCGAGCAGCCTCTCCGCAAGGATGGCAGAGCGCTTCGGCGTAGATCCGAACGAGATGATGGCCACGCTGAAGGCCACAGCCTTCAATGGCCAAGTCAGCGACGCGCAGATGCAGGCGCTCCTGATCGTCGCTGACCAGTACGGCCTGAACCCCTGGACGAAGGAGATCTATGCCTTCCCGGATAAGGGAGGCATCGTGCCGGTCGTAGGCGTGGACGGATGGTCGCGGATCATTAATGAAAATGGCGCGTTCGATGGGATGGACTTCCAGCAGGACGACGAGTCATGCACATGCATCATCTATCGCAAGGACCGCAATCACCCAATCAAGGTCACCGAATGGATGGCCGAGTGCAAGCGCAACACCCTGCCCTGGCAGAGCCACCCGAAGCGGATGCTGCGCCACAAAGCCATGATCCAGTGCGCCCGACTCGCCTTTGGCTACACCGGCATCTTTGACGAAGACGAAGCGCAGCGGATCGTCGAGAAGGACGTGACGCCTCCAGCAAACGATCCGGACATCACTCCAGCGCTGGAGGCGATCAAGAACGCAAGCAGCATGGAAGAGCTGCACGCAGCATTCAAAGCCGCGTGGAACCAGCATCCTTCGGCCAGGGCGCGCCTAACCGCCGTGAAGGATGAGCGCAAGAAGGCGCTCAGCGAACCGATCGAAGGCGAGCTTGTGGAGAACGAAGATGGACCAGCACAGCAATGAGTGGTTTTCCGCCCGCCTAGGAAAGGTGACGGCCAGTAAGGTCAAGGATGTGATGAGCAAGGGGCGCGGAAGCGCCCCTTCTGCTACCCGGCAGAACTACATGATGCAGCTGCTGTGCGAGCGCCTTACAGGCAAGCGCGAAGAAGGCTTCACCAGCGCAGCAATGCAGCGCGGCACAGAGCTGGAGCCAGTCGCCCGGTCGGCCTACGAGCTCGACAAGGGCGTGATGATCTCCGAAGCCGGCCTGATCCTGCACCCATCGATCGAAGGCTTCGGTGCTTCGCCTGACGGCCTGATCCTGTCCGCCCGCGGCGGCCTCGAGATCAAATGCCCGAATACGGCCACCCACGTCGCCACTATCCAATCCGGCAAGCATGACCCGCAGTACGAATGGCAGATGTTCGCGCAGATGGCTTGCGCCGATCTGGAGTGGGTCGACTTCGTG